CCGATCTCCTGGATCGAGCCTTCGCCACCATGCTGGTGCAGGAGCTGGAGAAAGCCGGGTTGACCTGCGTGGATATCCCGCAGACCTTTATCAGCCTGACCAACCCGCTCAACGAGACCGAGCGCCTGTTGAAGGAAAAGAAATTGACTCATGAGTCTTCAGCGGTGGCGCGCTGGTGCTTCAGCAATGCGAGCATCGCCAAAAACGGCAACGGCCAGATCAAGCTGGTCAAGGAGCACAAGGGCAAAGCGGTGGTGCGAACACGCCGGATTGATCTGGTGAGCGCGTGGATCGATGCAATGGCCAGAGCCGTGAGCTACAAGGGCAGTGTGGATTACAGCGCTGTCATCCTGTCGGACGATTATGGCATGTGATTATGAACATATTTTCTAGACTCTTACAGCGAATTCGCAACACCATATATCCCGTGCCGGTCACGGCGGGCAATATGGTGGAGTTCGGCGATACGCTGGATCTACCAATCAGTGGGCAGAATGTGACCAGCGAAACCAGCCGGAACGTAGCGACGGCCTACCGGTGCATCAATATCCTGAGCGATGACATTGCCAAGCTGCCGTTTCAAACGTTCATCAGCCGGGCGCCCGGGTCCATCGAACGGGTGAAGGCCTCCAGCCAGATTCAGAATGTTGCCTGGCTGCTGGAATTGTCCCCCAACCGCTGGATGACGCCGCTGGTATTCAAAAAACTGGCGATCACCTGGCTGCTGACTCACGGAGCGGCATATATCTGGCAGCCACCCAGGCGTGGAGGGCAACGGCGGGAGCTTTTCATCCTGCCAGCCGACCGGACAAAACCTTTATTCGACATGGACGGAAACCTGTGGTATGAGACCACCTTCGCCAGCGGCGAAACCGATTACCTGCCGGATGTCGAGGTGATGACGCTGCTGATCAACTCCCTGGACGGGATCAGCGGGCGGGGAATCATCCGATATGCGCGTGAAACCATTGCGCGGCAGCTCGGAGCGCACGAAACCCAGGGGAAATTCTATTCGCAAGGTCTCAACCCGGGCGGAATCATCTGGCACTTGGGGGAGCTGAGCAAAGAAGCACGTGAAAAGGTGCGCGAAACCTACGCGGAGACGATGGAGGGCAGCAAGAACGCCTATAAGGTGGCGATCTTCGATCAAAAAATCACCAAGTTCGAGCCGATCACCATGAAGCCGGTGGACGTGCAATTCCTGGAAAGCATCGAAAAGAACGACGCAGAGATTGCCAATTACTTCGGCGTGCCGCTGTATAAGCTCAACCAGGGCAAGCAGTCTTATCAATCCAATGAGCAGCAGAACCTGGATTACCTGAATTCCACGCTAGATCCTTACCTGGTGCAGTGGGAGCAGGCGGCGGCGCTCAAATGGCTGACGGAAGAAGAGCAAAATTACACTTATTTCCGGTTCAACCGGGACGCGATCCTGAGAACGGACGCCAGCACCCGGGCCGGGTACCTGGAAAAGAAAATCATGAGCGGACAATTGACCCCGAACGAAGCGCGCGCCATTGATGATATGCCGCGTTACACCGGCGGGGACGGTCACTATATCCCCAGCAATATGGGCGTGGTAGAGGTCGATGGCAGTTTGCAAGCAGGAGGCAGTACAAATGTCTGAGCCAATTCGTTGTTTTGAAGGGAACACTAAACCCCACGAACCCTTCTGGCGGCTGCGCAATGCAGACGAGACCGGCGGCGAGCCGGAAATGGAGCTGTTCGGCTACATCTCCGAATATAGCTGGTGGGAGGATGACATCACTCCCAAGATGTTCAAGGACGATCTATATCGCCTGGGGAACGGTGGACCGATCACCATCCGCATGAATTCCTACGGCGGAGACGTGATCGCGGCCAGCCTGATGCGGGCGATCATCCAGGATTACCCGGGACAGATCACGGTGCAGATCGAGGGCATGGCGGCCAGCGCAGCCACCGTGGTAGCGATCGCAGGCGACCAGGTGCGCATACGCGAGACCGCTTATTTCATGATCCACGATCCAGCGGCAGTGTTTTTCCTGGCATCGCTGAACATCGAGGATCTGATACGCTTGACGGACACCTTGAAATCGGTCAAGGAGGGCATCATCAACGCTTACCAGACCAAGAGCGGTTTGAGCCGTGAGCGGATCGGCAAGATGATGACGAAAGAGACCTGGATGAGCGCACAGGAGGCGGTGGATAACGGCTTTGTGGATGCGATCGTACAGACAGCCCCCAAGAATATCCAACCGCCCGAAAATGTGGGGCTGGTGAATGCCCTACGCAACTATCAGAATGTACCGGCGGCCATCCGTCAAAGGCTGGCGCCGGATGTTCAACCCAATCAACCGGCACAGCCGGAGGTGCAGGAAGCGCCAGCAGTGGCTAAACTCCGCGCCGAAGTCAAGATTTTGCAAAAGGAGCAAAACCTATGAACCTGAAAAAGTATTTTGACGCTGCCAACGCAGCCGAAGCGCGGGTTCAGTCGATCGCCGCGCAAATTGATGAGGCATTCGAAGCCGGAAAGAACGAGGATGCCTTGAAACTCCGCCCAGACCTGAACAAGGCCAAGGCGGATGCAACGGAAGCCCACGAGCTGTACATTGCCATGCAAGCGGCCACCGTTCCTAACGGAGATCCGGCCCAGCGGTTCGTACCAACCGGCGGGGATCTGCATGTGACCACCGATGAGGCCGATCAGAAATTCGAGAGCGACGGGAAGTTCTTCATGGCCGTCAAAAACGCTGCGCTCTATCCGGGGCGCGCTGATCCACGTCTCAAATCGCTGTGGGTGCGGGATGCAACCGGGTTGAGCGAGGGCGTGCCGGCGGATGGCGGATACCTGATCCCGCAGGAAATGCAGAGCGGAATCAAGGAGCGCATGTACAACATTGGGCAATTGCTCTCCCGCATCACGCTCGATCCGGTGACCGGCAACAACATGACCTATAACGCGGTGGATGAGACCAGCCGGGTGGATGGCTCCCGCTGGGGCGGGATCCGTGGTTATTGGGTTGCCGAAGGCGGAGCTCCCACGGGCAGCAGGCCCAAGTTCAGCCAGGTTGTGCTCAAGGTCAAAAAGGTGGCGGCTTTGTGCTATGCCACCGACGAGCTGCTCGAGGATGTTTCTGCTCTGGCTAGCTGGCTCAACCGGACTGTGCCGAATGAGCTGCGCTTCTTGGTCGAGGATGGCATCTTCGAAGGGATTGGCGGCGGGATGCTGCTGGGCATCATGAACAGCCCATGCCTGATCACCATCGCACGCGATACCGCGGCTACTATCAAGGCCGTGGATATAGTGAATCTATGGTCACGGCGCTGGGCAAGTGGAAATGATTATGTCTGGCTGATCTCCCAGGAAGCCGCGGCGCAACTGCCCCAGATGACGATCGCTGCCAGTCCATCCTGGCCGGTGTATGTACCGCCGGGCGGATTTGCGGACCGACCTTATGGCCAATTGTTAGGCGCTCCGGTGATCGAGACTGAGTACAACGCAGCGCTCAACACCACCGGCGATATCATGCTGGCCTCGCTGAGCCAATACCAGGCGATCGACAAGGGCGGGATCAACGGCGCTACATCGATCCATGTGGCCTTCACCACGGATGAGACTGCCTTCCGGTTCACGTACCGGATCGACGGCGCCCCGATCTGGAACAGCGCGGTCACACCGCTGCACGGATCGAACACCGTCAGCCCGTTCGTCGTGCTGGGCAGCGCCTCGGCGGCCGCATAGGCGTAGAGAAAACGACTGACGTCGTTACTACGGACTTTATGTAGAGAAAACGACTTACGTCGTTATTACGAAAAGTACAATCAGGAGTCAATCTTATGAATCCATTTGCTGAATATGAGAACATCGTTCCCATCCTGGCGCCGGTAGACATCGCCGGGAACGCAACCGAAACCCCGTTCATGGACCTGAAAACGGCCCACCGAGCGGCGTTCGTCGTGTATTTTGGCGTGCTGACCACGGCCACCGCTGCGGATCACATCGACGTGACCCTGGTGGCGGCTACCAGCTCGGCGACCACCAGCGAAGCGGCGGTCACCTTCACCTACCGCTTATCGGCAGCCACCGGTACCAATACCTGGGGCGCCATCACAGCGGCCCTGGCTGCTGGCGTCGAGGTCGCATCCACCTATGACGGCATGGCGCTGTGGATCGAGATCGATCCGGCTGCCATCCAGGCTCAAAAGGCAGACGCCCGTTTTGTAAGCGTCCACCTGACCCCGGATGGCATGGCGGCCAGCCTGGTGGCAGTGATCGGGATGGTCAGCCCGCGCTACCGCCAGACCACGATGACCTCGGCGGTCACCTAATTGTTAAAACCATGATCACGGCTGGCGGGGCGACCCGCCAGCCAGATTGGAA